ACAAAATTTATCAATAATTAAAAAGGTAATAACATGGATTATTTTCACTTAATTTTATGATAAAATCTATTTTTGTTATGGAAATTTGTAAACCATAAATGTCATATAGCTGAAGAGAGATACTACCGTATCAAAAAATTGAAAATATAAAAACAACAACCACATATCAATTATCAATATGTCAAATTCAATGCGCTGTACACGAGTACGGAAATCAGATAAAATTACTAAGGGACACATGCATGTATCAACACATCGAACAAAAAAAGATTCTAAAATAGAACCTATAGCACCATATAAACTAAACTGTAAATGGCGTAATATGCAAAATGTTGAAATTATAAATTTTAATCATCCGGAATTTCCGATTATAACAGAAGATGTGTCAAACACTGTTCTGTTATATATCACTCATAGTTTAACAAAAATTTCAAAAAACAATTTTGCATCTTGGACAAATTTAATGACATTAGACCTATCATGTAATCATATAACAACAATATATTCATCATCATTTAATGGACTTTCTAAACTGGAAAAGTTGGATTTGTCACACAATAAAATAAAGAGCTTACCAGATGGTACTTTTGACGAATTACATAATCTAAAAGATTTAATATTGACTAATAATAAGTTAAAAGGTTTTCCACCAAAAATATTTGACAAGTTGACATCATTAAAAACACTAGAACTAAATTCAAATCCATTACGTAAAATACAAAAAAACATATTCAATTGTCTAACATCATTAAAAAGTTTAAACATTGCATATACAAAGACACATACACTTCCGGATCATATTTTTGGTTCATTGTTCTACTTAAGAAGATTACATTTAGGAGGAAATAAGTTAACTAGTCTGCCAATAGAAATATTTGCATATTTACCCATTTTAGATCAATTATATATAAATAACAATCAGTTATCTGAATTACCATGGAATATCTTTTCTCCATTGACCCAATTGACTAAATTATCTATAGCAAATAATCAAATAGCTAATTTACCAGAAAAGATATTTGCATCATTAACTAATTTACACACATTATATATGCATTGCAATCAATTAACTAATTTACCAGAAAATATATTTGCATCATTAACTAATTTAAGAGAATTGGATGCGTCTTACAATCTATTGACAAGTTTATCAGAAAACATATTCACTCCTTTAACAAACCTGCAAGGGCTATATATAAATGCAAATAAGCTAACAAGTTTATCAGAAAACATATGCACTCCTTTAACAAACCTGGAAAAGCTATATATACATGTAAATAAGCTAACAAGTTTACCAGCATCTATTCTGGGTTGTAGAAGATTAACTCTATTTCACTGTTACGACAATGAATTGACATTGGACATAAGATTTGAAAGATTTATTCAAAGAATAAGAAATTACAAAAATCATGGAATATTTAATGATGGACAAAATATTCATGCATCAAGTATACAGACTTCAACTAAAGAATCAATCAATGCATTATTTAAAGATACATTTACCACAACTAAGGATGAGATAGTTAAAGAATGTTTAACTTGGGAAATTTCTTATTTACCTCATTTTCTAACTTATTTAGATGATAAAGAAGTTCATTCTACCTTATTAGTCTCATTTTATGACGTCTTTGTCAAGGTATTTGGCAGGATTATGAGTCACCCTAATAAAATGGATATTATCCATAGATTAGATGAGGAACTAAAAGAGAGTGAATGTAAATGTTTTACTGGTAGACTGACTAGATTAGTAAATTGTTTAGTGGGATTTTATGATGATATAGTGATAGGCATTTCAAATAGTGAAAGAATTGGTTCCATTATATTATCCACTTTAGCGGGCGAAGAGATGAATGATGATCTGAAAAAAATATGCATTGATAAACTGAAAGCAATTGATATAAGTGATGAAGAAATTACTAAATGGTTGGCTTAGTAATTACTGTTTACCAACCTTATTTTGTTTATTAAAAATCGACTTATGAGCAAAAATATAGACTATAATTAGATAAAATAGTAATATAATGGAATCGGATAAGGATATATTTTTGTGCATTTGTGGAGGAGCTGGTAAATTTCCAGCAGCACTTGGTGCATGTTATAGATTGAATAAATATATCAAAAAAACACACCCAGCTAGAACAATAAAATATGGAGGAGTATCATCTGGAACAATAGTTGCTTTAGCATTAGCAACAGCAACAACAGAAGAAAATTTAAGGAAAATATTTATTAAATTCACAAAATATTTTGATTCACCACTCAAAATGCCTATAACTTATTGGTATGATGCAACAAGATTATTGATTAGAGATTTATTGCAAGATGAAAATGGTTATCAAAAAATAAATAATAAGTTATACATAGCTTATACAAAAATTGGATTTAATGGTCCAGAATATGAAATAGTGTCAGAGTTCAATTCAAATAAACATTTAGAAGATACCATAATAGCAGCTATAACACTATTCCCCCTTAGTTGGACACCTGTTAGACTAGTCAATGGACATATTGGATTAGATGGAGGATTTATTAATAATAGTTTTGAATTAGAAGATCATTATAATGTTGTTTTTGACTATTCACTTTTAGGACAAACAATTACAGTTTATGATTGGTTTTTAAGTTTATCAATTGACAAATTTGATTCATTGTATCATAGATCAAGAAATGTCATAAAATTAAATAAACATGAATACAAGACAATTATCAAACATGAAAAACCATTAGTGAGACTGACTAACAATAGATTTATTAATTTTGACATGTCATATGTCATGGCATTTTTGATAATGTTTTTATTGGTGCGATTCAAAGGTAAAATATCTACTATGACACTAAATTTATTGTATAGATTTGTCATGCTATTGAAATACAAATTTTGCGGATTAAAAAGTTGAAATATCACATATTTTAAATTGGCTAAATGAATTGAAATGAAAGTATAATTTTGTGGTTATGGATACATACTATTATCCAGAACCAGTCAATATGGAAATTGTACCGGGATGTATCATGTATTTCCATTGGGACAAGGGACTGTATGTCAAATTGATTAAGAAAGGTTCTCGAAAAGAATTGTGTATTAGAAATTATACATTTTGTGATAATGGTGGGCATATGCATCTGATTTTGTATGCTCTATTTCAAGAATTTCTAATGAGCACCATCAACCCCGTTTTAAGATTGGGTGGAAAGAAACCAAATTATGATCTAGTGTCTCCAGTATGTTATGATGAACCCGCAAAACAGATGATAATTCGTGTAAATCTAAACGAATCATATCGCGATATGACATTTGATGATATTGATAGCATGTACAAAACTGCAGATGCTATGGAATATATTTTTAACTGGAAAGTACATTTTGCTAATGATGGAGCATCACGAGTCAAGGATTATGGTGAAATGTATAAACGATTAGGAATCGATCATTACACAATTAGATGTCACCATAATCCGGCAGATAGATGTGGCTGCAATATGAAATACATTGAGGCACTAGTTATAGATACATTGAATAATGCATCATCATATTTTACTACAATGAGTGATGCACATAATTGGTTCCATACGATGATACTTGTGACAGAAATTATAGGACTTGTTCAACCTGCAACAGAAAATTTGGCAATATATGAAACAAAAATTTTGAATAGTATTGATTTACAAAAATACATTTTGGACATGTATCCAGAATTTGCACCCATGCGTAAATGTTTTAAGATGGCCGATTTAATGGATCATGGTGTGCGCAGTGTGATTGGCAATTTTATTACTAAATCAAAGAAGATATCAGAAAGCGAATTTGCATCTGGATCAGGAATGTCACTGGCAGAATTTAAGAAACAATGTGTTCATAAGATTTATAAGAATTGCACCAAAATTCATGTTGCACTCATAAATTTTAAGACCCATGTAGCTCAATTGAAAATAAGGAATGCTGATGTTAGTGAGTTTGTAGCACTAAACACAAAAGTCAATACAATCATTTCAAAAACAACACATGAAGACATTTTAATTGTTCCAGTTATTGTAGACATTCTACAAAAACTCAAAAAAATCAATGACATTATTGAATGCAGATATGATACTACTTTTGAAATAAGTGAACTATTCAAACTAAAAACTTTTAGTCAATATGCATCCACATGTTTAATATGTAGCAATGATACAATTTTGATTGATATGAATTGTTGTGACAATAGTTTGTGTTTTGAATGTTTAATCAAAGTTCTTAAGATACCACCCAAGGGGTACATTGATCTGTTTCCTAAGTGTCCATTTTGTCGAAAAGAATTGGATAGTGAAATGTTGGCCCATGCTAATATGGACACTGTTTATCACAATATGATGACACATGTAATTGATATTAATTATAGTGAAATAAGGAAAGCTGCCACTGATAACTACTTTAGTATTTGCTACAAATGCAAGGATGCTTTTGGAGTACCCAAGATCTGTAGTATGAATATTGAGATGTTGCCATCAGTATGTAGAAAATGCGACAATGCAACAGATTGTAAACAATGCCCAGTGTGTGAAATTTGGGTGTATAGGATTGATGGGTGTAATGACATGAAATGTATCTGTGAAAATCATTTTTGTTGGCTATGTTGTATACCAATTATTGATCATGATAGGGATCATTTTATATATGCCAACGGAGTTTTTGGAAAGAGGTGTATTAATTACAATGGTTATGAACATGAAGAACATGAATATTATGAAGAATAAAAAAGTTTGATTTTATTAAGCATTGTTTAGAATGATAAAGTTTATATGTCATCTTATTATAATGCAAAAAAAATCATCAAGACTTGCAATTATTGATCCAAACAAGTGTAAACCAACAAAATGTAATAAAGAGTGTAAAACATGGTGTCCAGTAGAAAGACAAGGCAAACAATGTGTTGATATTGAAGAAGTTGGAACATTGGTCAAAACAAAATTAGCCAAAATTTCTGAATCAAATTGTATTGGATGTGGTATATGTGTAAAAAAATGTCCATATGATGCAATTACAATTGTTAATGTACCGTCAGAATATGGACAATTTATTACTCATCGATATGGTGAAAATGGTTTTAGACTATATGATTTGCCCACCTTAAAACCTGGACAAGTGCATGGAATTATAGGATCTAATGA